AGATGCCGCCGAACGCAGGTGTGGCAGTCGGATCGGGCGGGATGAGCGCCGTCGCGCAGCCGTGTTTATCCAGCCCGCGCAGCAGGTTCAGCGCGCCTTTCCAGCGATCGGAAAAAGAGTGGTAGCGGAACGACCGTGAAGCGCCGTTTGGCGCGGTCTGGCTGGAAAGATATTTATCACCCTGCCCCAGCCCCATCAGCGCCAGCAGATAAAGCTGGATAAGCATCGCTGTCGCGGCCGGATAATGCAGGCTCAGGCACGTTTCGATGCCGTTTACCTGCTCCACCAGCGCCGCCAGCACGAAATCAGGCAGGGTAATCCCCTGACCGCTTAAGTACTGCTGCGCCTGTTCGGGATTTACCATGAATGACTCCTGAAATAAGAAGCCCCGCCGGAACGGGGCATAAAAAAACCGCCTGAGCGGCGGCTGTTATTCAGCGGGGAAGAGTTTTTCGAACTCGCCTTCCGGCAGTAGCTCCGAAAGCTTTTCAGCGCCCAGGGTGCCTTTAAAATCGATACCCAGCTCTTTCAGACGATCGGCAATAATCTCCTTGCGGGATTTGCCTTCGTTCCCTGCACCGGGCGTTGCCGGGGTAAGCGCACCACCAGCTTCGCCACGCATCAGGCGGACGTTGGACTTAAAAGCCGGGTTAAGACTTTCAAACTCCACGATATCCCCGACCACAACGCCGAACCACGGGCGAATCACTTCGTACTTAGCCATTGCGTATCCTTAGGCTGCTGCGCCGTAGACAACGCCGGACAGGCCTTCTGCGTCTGCGGTGATCTGCAGACCTTCAGCAGACATGATCTGGAAGTTGTAGTTAACGTTCGGCAGCGGGCGCGGAAGCGGCACAATGCCCTGAGCCATGCCCACCAGTGGAGAGATCACTTCTTTGCGGCGTTGGTACGCCAGGAACTCGTTATCTTTGAACGCAAAGGTCGGGCGGATCTCTTTGACAGGTGCAAACGGCATTACAGCATTCAGGACGTTGCCGCTGACCACACCATTCACCACATACGGCTGCATGAGGTTTGCCCAGATCTCGGGACTCACCCACATGATATCGTACTGTGCGACGCGGTTAGCGCGTGCTGTTGAGCCGAAAGCCCCCTTACCGAAGAACGCGATCATTTGCGTTTGATTAGCGCTGGTCAGGTCGATATTCGCGCCACCTGCACCGGAACCAAGATTAATACGCTTGGTGTTACGGTGATTACGCATGCCCTGGGCTTTATAGCCCTGCACCTGAATATTGCGGTCGCCGTCCAGATAGTACGAAACGCGGCGTTTATTGACCTTTTTCAGCTTCGCAGACTGTGAGTCCAGCACCAGATCGATACCAACAGAGCTCATGCCTACAACGTTACGCCAGTTCACACCGTAACCGGCAGTGAACACCGGGATCGGATCGCCGTCGTTGTCATAATCAGTCTGGTCGAACGAGAACGGGGCCTGACCGTCAATCGTTACTTTCACATCATCAGCAATATCACCAACGACATTATAAAGCTTGACGGTCTTACCGACCGACAGCACGGTTTGCACGCCCAGCAGATCGTTGACAATCTCGATACCGACTTCCTGATCGCGCAGCTGGATGACCTGGCGGTCAATCTCAGCCCAAAACTCGCGAGCAAAGCCACCCACAGCGTTACAAGCCAGCATGTCCGGCGTCATGTGCGCACGATTGGTGGCGATCATTGCGTTGTGCTGGGCGTTCCACATGTTGCGGTTAGCCCACAGCTCATTCCAGTGGCCAACAAGGCGGCTATTAGCCGCCAGGGTTTCTCGTGAAAAATACATGTGCTTTTATCCTTGAGTTACGCGCCAGCGGCTACGGCGACAGTGCCGACACGCATACGAACGCGAATGAAATCGGTAGTGCCTGCCGCAATGGTGGCTTCGTCCTGGCTGTAACCGATCACCGCGTCGGTGTCGTCGGTGGCCAGCGTGAACTGACCATTCGCGCCGAGCTTAATCGGGCTGTCTTTTTTGTACGCGCCGGGCACGCACAGCAGCGCCAGCTCGCGTCCCTCTTCGACGTAGTTGCCCACAGCGGAATCGCCTTCCGGGATGACGTCACGAATGCCCAGGCCCTGATGGTAGGCGCAGTCGATAATATAGAGGCGTCCGGTCAGCGCTGTTGCCTGCGCAAACACGTCTTCGCCATTGATGATCGCCGCAGTGCCCGGCAGCAGGGCAGCGGCAGTGGTACGGGTTTCAGTCTTGTAGAGCGACTGCCCGTCGATGTTTACGCGACGATAGCGGGATGCCATGCGCGGTCTCCTTTTAAGTTGGTTGCGGGCCGGTTAAGCCTGGAAGTGAGCGGACGGGTCAGGAGCGCCGGTTTCGGCAGGCGTCTGCGCAGAGTTACCCGCCAGTGGTGCAGCCGTACCCAGCTTGCTGAACATGTCTTTCAGTGCCGGGCCTGACAGGGCGTTAGCCACGAGTTCGCCATGTACCGCCTGCACAGCGTCACGCATCGCTTTTTCTTCAGCCCGGGAATTAGCAGTAAGGGTTTCGGCAAGCTGCTGGTGGTTTGTCTGAAGGGCTGTGATTTGTAACTCAAGAGGCTCAATCGCCTTTTTAGTATTGGTAGCTACAGCCTCACCGATCATGGTGCCGATTTGTTCCATTTCTTCTTTGGTTAAAGGCATGTCGCCCTCCGTTTGATGGTTAATTGCAGGATGATCCTGCGGAGTAAAAAGAGTTCTTAATTTGTTGGTTACGACAGTTACCCAGGACTCCTGGCGGGCAACCGGCGTTCCGGTGTCATCGAAGGTGATTTTCCCGCCCTCTGACGTGTAACCGAACACCTGGGCGTTGCCCCCGTTGCGGATGATGACCACCTGACTGTCAGTGAAGTCGGCGACCCAGGCATACTCGTTCTCGCCTGGCGCAAAACGGGCCTTAGCGGCACGGTCTAGCCGCTGCTCGCGCTCCCGGAAGGACTCGCCTACCAGCGCGCCGGAGTTAGCCCTCAAGGGAGTCGCATTGTCGGCATTGACCATCAGGCCGACGCCCTGCTCTGGTGTGGCCGCGCCAACCTCATGCAGCAGGATGGCGTCATGATCCATACCGTGAATCTTTGCCACCCACTCTGCGCCCAGCGCCTTCTGCTCTTCATTGGCTTCGAGCTGGTCGAGGAATACCGCAACGCTGGTGTGAATCGGCGGCACATCTTCGCCACGTTCGATAGCTGCCACGCGCTCGAGTAGTTCGCGCCCGCCTTCTGACTCGCTGGCTTTGTTAACATCCACCCATTTTTCCAGGTAGATGCGGTTACCGGATTTCTTGACGTTGCGGTTCCACGCACCGACGAAACCAACGTTTAACCCTTCCGGGGAGAAGGCGGAAACGAACTGGCCATTAACCTGCGGATGGCCCAGCGGGGCCAACGTGCCTTCCAGACCGGCGTAGTGCGCGTCAATTTCGCTGGCGGAGTACAGGCCGCCGTTCATAACGACATTGGCCGGTAGCGTATAGCTGGGCAGAACGAGATGATCACGCTCGTTGTGCACTTCCCGGCGAATAGTCTGGCTGTTCACCCGCGTGGTGACGTTGATTTGCATTGTCATAGTAGTTTCTCGTTTAAGCGGCCCGGTGGTGGCCGCAGTCGCAATGGTTGGCGACAAGACCGGCTTTCTGAGCCTTCTCCAGCCGCTTCTTCGCCATGTCGATGACGTTCGGGTTCAGCGGTTTGCCGTCGGCATCCACCAGCACGGCTACCTGCGTGCATTTGCAGTTAATGGCGTTACCGTCAACGCTGTACCAGTCCCGAACCTCCTCGGTGGTGTAAAGGTGGGCGTGGCGTAGCGCGTGCTTACGGCGGGTTGTTGGGCTGAGTGCGGAGAGGTGCATCTGCCGCGTCATGATGCCGTACTGGGCCTCGGCCTCGTCCGACTCATCCCAGCGGGCACGACGCAGAGCCGTCGTTATTTCGGTCCGGGCGATACGCTTTGCGCGGCCAACCTCCATTCTGGTTTGCTCAGTCAGCCGTTTGGCAATATCACGGGGGTTTTGCCCTCGCCCCATACCGTCGGTAAGGATCCGCGCCATGTCCGACTTCGTCCGCGCGCTGAGGTTTTTCATCTCCTCAAATACACGGGTGCGCACCAGCAGCAGACGACGCTGATAAGGTTCGCTCAGCAGCAACTGCTGGAGGTTTTCCCGCCCGGCGGCGTATACCGCTGACTGCTGCGACAGACTGGCGAACTCCTGCGCTGTGCCGCGCTGGTACGCCTGGTTAACGTAATCGCGCCAGAACCAGAAGTTCGTCTCGTTACCTCCATAGAGGATCTCATCCACCAGCGCGGAGGCATTTTCCAGCAGCATGGACAGAAGCGAGGTATCAAGGTCGAAGGTGTAGCGAAGGTTCACAGCGGGTGATGCAGGTATGCGGTCGAGGATGCCCTGGTAGGCTTTTGCGATGCGCTTGATCCGCCTTAAGAACTCATTCATCGCGCCGCGTTCGAGTCGATCAGCGCCCGTCGGGTCGCTAAGATTTCCGGGCAGAATCGGAGGTTTTATCCTCTTCGTCTTCTTCATCGTCATCCTCTCCCAGCGGTTCAGGTGATCCTTCATACCCGGCGGCCACGCGGATTTCCTCGCCCGTAAACGGCTGCTCACCACTGGCTACAGAAGCGCTATTGATCTCGGCCATGAGTTTGGCGGATGCCAGCTTCTCAGCGCCGGAGCTGGCGTTCAGGTCATCCCAGATAACCGTCTTCTGTGGTACCGCGTCGAGAATGCCCAGCAGCACCAGCTTGTCGCACAGGTCTTCAATATCAAACGACAGATCGCTGCGGCGGGACTGGCAGCGCCCATTGAAATAGCGCTGGTCCTCAGTGCTGGCCCGCTCGCCCGTCTGCATGCCCACAAGGATCTTCGTCGGGATATCCAGCGCGGCAGCTGCCGTCTGGAGGTTAACGTTATAGGTTGGACCGGGGTCAGCGACAGCGGCCACCAGCGGC